CCCGCGACTGCAAAATACTCGCCGCCGCAGGCTATTCCCCGATGTCGGTTCAACCCGTGGATATGTTTCCGATGACACATCATGTTGAGACGGTGTGTTTATTGTCCAAACTTCAAAGCAAGGAACATATCGAGATCGAAGTGACTATGGACGAGATGGATTTGACTTCGGCAGAGAGTAAAGCAACCTACGAGGAAATCCGGGAATACGTTTTCGGGCATACCGGACTGAAAGTCAGCCACCTCTATATCGCTCAGGTAAAGCAGAAACACGGCATTATTGAGCGCGAGAACTACAATAAGCCGAAATCCGAAAACGCCAAGCAGCCCCAATGCCCACCGGAGAAGGAAAAAGCGATCACGGAGGCACTGAAGCACTTCGGGATGATTTTGTAGATGCCTTTTGAAAGAAATTGCAGGTGGCGGTCGGTACCAAATGATCTTTCGCTAACAAGCTATCTAAAGGTTAAACTGTCAGTATAAGAATGCTAACGAAGGTGCGTAAAACACAGAACTGCGATATTGGGAATAGGCGACTAAAACAAGGGGAGTGCAGAGGGGGTCCTACATTAGGGATTTGATTTTCCCTGAAAGAATCGGCATAGTCGTGAAATGCGGCTATGCCGTTTTTTCGTCCTGTTCGGGGATGTCTATTGTCCCGATGCAATTGTAGATAATACGGATTCTCTGTACCCTCCGGCCATCGACCTTTTCGGTTTTGAAGACCAGAATTTTCTCCACGAATTCCCGGATGATCTGTGCGTCCAGTTCCTGAATGTCCGTGTACTTGCGTACCAGCGAAAGGAAATAATCTGCGTTGATGGCTTTCTGCCGTGCATCGGACAGAAGCTTTTCCAGCTCGGCGGCCCGTTCGGTCAGTTGAGCTTGCTCCGTCTCGTATGTAGCCGACATTTTCGCAAACCGCTCATCGCTGATCTTGCCTTCCACGTTGTCTTCGTAAATTCGCTGAATCAGGGTATCCAGTTTGGTAATCCGAGCCTTGGCCTCGTCATACTCACGGCGGCTGTCCCTGATCTCCTTTTCGAGAGCCTTTTCAGAACTCTTGGTAACCAGCTGTATGAACTCCGCCTCGTGGTTCCGGGCATAATTCGTGACTCGCTGTAGGTCATCGAGGAGAAGCTGCTCAATCACCACATTCCGGATCTGATGGGAACTGCATCCGCCTTTGACCTTTCGGTAGCTGGCGCATACGAAGTACTCTTTTTCGTGTGGCCGGTCTTTGCCCCTGACCTGATACAGTTTCGCTCCGCAATCGGCACAGAACAGCATTCCGGAGAGCATCGGCATGGCACCGAGGCGGTCCACCCGGCTGCGTCCGTCCCGTATGCGTTTTACGGCATCGAAGACGCCTTGCTCGATAATGGCCTCGTGGGTGTTCTCGAACACAGCCCATTCAGAAGGATCGTTGTTGATCCTCTTCTTGATTTTGAAGGACTTTTTATGGGTCTTGAAGTTTACCGTGTGGCCCAGATACTCCTGCTTATCGAGGATATCCGCTGCGGACCGAGGAGACCACGCATAGATGTCATCCGGCACCTTTCCGGGCGTTTTCACACCGATGGATTGCAAGTGCGCCGTAGGAACGGGTATCTGCCGCTCGTGCAACTCCTGTGCGATCTGTGAGGGGCCATAGCCCTTCATGCATAAATCGAAAATCGTCTGCACCACCTTTGCGGCCTCCTCGTCCACGATCCAGTGCATATTGTCCTCAGGGTCTTTCAGATAGCCGTAAGGCGGATTCGTGCAGAGCGGCTTTCCAGCCTGGCCCTTTGCCTTGAATACGGCACGGATTTTCTTGCTCGTATCCTTGGCGTAGAACTCGTTCATGATGTTGAGGAACGGGGTGAAATCGCTCTCGGTCTGGCTTGCGCTGTCCACGCCGTTGTTTATGGCAATGAACCGCACATCCGCCTCCGGGAATGCTATCTCGGTGTAGTATCCCACCTTCAGATAATCCCTTCCGAGACGGCTCAGGTCTGCTCGTGTAATCAAAAGACTAAAAAAATATATCGCTTCCGAGAGAAAATCCCAGGTTGCAAGCCCGGGATTTTCTCGGCTGCGATCACGCCTGATTTACGCTTTCCGGGTTGCCCTCGGTGAAGTCTTTGAACTTCCAGCATATTTCAGTCGTGCCGTCAGGGTAGATATAAACAGCTTCCACAAAAGCGTGAGCCATATCATAGGTCAGGCTCGGTTCGTTAAGGAAACGATCAAGCTGTGATGTCTGCGGCTCGGACTCCTCCACGGATTCCAGGTCGGCAATACGCTGCTTCGCGGCAGCGATGCTGTCCTCGATGGAGCGGAGCTTTTCGTCTATGATGTGCTTTTCATCAAGATAGGCTTGCTTTGTGATTGCGCCGCCGGAATACTCCTCATAGCTTTTCAGCTTCTGTTTTTTCAGTTTCCCGCACTGCTTTTGGAAATCCGCCAGCATATCCATGTTCTTCTGTATCTCTGATTTCTTCTTTTTCAGGAGCATATCAGACAGATTGCCTTTCTCGCCAGAAGCCTTTAGAAAAAGCATAATGGCGTCGTAAATGCGCTGCTCGATATCCACCGCCGTATGGATGGCTTCTGTGGGACACGCGCTGTTCCTGTCGGTTCTGCCGTAAGTACAGTGGAAGCCTTTTTTGCTTTTCAGGAAAGCCATGCACCTTCCGCAGTTGCCGCATCGGACAAGGGAGCGCAGCGGGTGGTAGTATGACGCCTTTGCCGGTGAGCGCCCTGTTTTCCGGATGACAGCCTGCGCCTGGTCGTATTCCTCGCGGCTCACTATGGCTTCGTGCATGTTCTCCACGATAAACTGCTTTTCAATATCCTGCTTTACCGTTTTGCGGGAAAGCGGAGCGACAGTCCTGCGTTCATGCCCAACAGCGCAGCCGGTATAAACCAGCTTGGTCAGCGTCCGATATACCATGGCGTGAGACCAGTTCAGTTTGTCAGAAGATCGCCGGTATTTCTTCGTATCGGGGTGGCGCTCTATGAAATACTGTCCCGGCGTAGGGATTCTCTCGTCATTGAGCCGTATCGCTATCTCCGTGGGCGTGTTCCCATCTATGGCAAGCAGAAATATCTTTCTGACTACTTCCGCCGCCTCCGGGTCGATGGCAAGCTTATTTCGGATCGTCGGATGCAGTACATACCCGTAGGGCGCGTAGCCTCCCACAAATTTGCCCTGCTTCATGAGCTGTATCTTTGCCGTAGTCGTTTTCATAGACAGGTCTTTGCTGTATGCGGCGTAGACGATGTTCCGCATGACGACATCCAATCCGCCGGTTGTGCCTATATAATTGTCGCTGTCGTAGTTATCGTTGACAGAGATGAAGCGCACACCGAGGAATGGAAACAGGCATTCAAGGCTGTCGCCGATCTCGATATAATCCCTCGAAAAGCGGGAAAAATCTTTTACGCATATCAGATTGAACTCGCCCTTTTTGACACGGTTCATCATATCCGTAAAGGCGGGGCGGTCGGTATTTGTACCGGTAAAGCCGTCGTCACAAAACTCTGACCGCGGGTACTTTGCGAGCGCGGGATGGCGATCCAGGAAACGGCTGATGAGACTGCGCTGATTTCCTACGCTGTCGCTCTCAGCCTTGGATGTACCGATGTCTTCATCGGCAATGGAGAGCCGTATATAGATTGCTATGTTGTATGCCTTCATGTTGCTTTGCCCTCCTTTGCGCCAAGCTCTTCCAGATACTGCTCTGTTTGCTTGAAGATATCGTGATATTTGAAAATGATCTCGACGGTCTTATTCTCATGGATGAACACTTTTTCTATTGTGGCATCCACGATGGCCTGTGTCAGCGTGTCCGTCACCTCCACGCTTTTCATCTGCTTGATCCACCGGTTTTCTCCGGACACGGTTTCGCTGTACTGATTTCTCCTTGCCGTCAGCTCGTCAAGCTGGCGGTTCAGCGTTTCCCATCGTCCGTCGAAGGATGTTTTGGCGTAGGCATATTCCTCTTCGGACAGGATGCCGTCCGCAAAATCCTCGTAAAGCCGCGCTCGTTTCTGCGAAATAGCTCTCAGCTTCAGCGTCACGCTTTGAATGTTTTTATCAAACTCATTTCGTATCTTTCTGTCAGCCTTGCTCTCGTTCAGCTTGGAGATAAGCTGCTCATAGTCAAGAGCTGCCTGTATATGGAGCTGTAAGGCACGGAGAACTTTTTCCTCTATCATCTCGGAGCGCGTTCTGTGCGCCGTGCAGCGCACCGCCCGCCTGCCCGTATAGGTACTGCACTCATAGTATGCCAACCAGCGTCCGCGCTTGTCCTTGTCGATCTTATGCCGATGGAAGTACATCCTCTGCTGACAATCCGCGCAGAATATCCTGCCGTCAAATAGGTCAATCAGCGTTTCGCGGATTGCTTTGCTCTTTTCCATCTTCTTTTTCCGTTCATCCGCCGCCTGTTCCAGCATAAGCTGTACCGCCCGAAAGATTTCTCTGGAAACAAGCCCTTCATGAGCGTCCGAAGTGATATACCATTCTTCGGGGTTTTTGACTTGCATTTCCTTTATGCCTGCGTAGATGGCCTTTCTGGTTCTGCCAACGGCGAAATCTCCGACGTATGCCGGGTTTTTCAGGATGGCAAACAGAGTGCTTTTCGACCAGCATACCGTGTTTACGCCATCCATGTTTCCGTCCACTCTTTGCAGTGTTTCGGGAATGGGCGCGTTTGCCGCTTCCAGTCTGTCCAGAATCTGCGTGAATGATAAGCCTTCCAGCTTCCACGCAAAAATGCTGCGAACAAACGGAGCGGTAGCTTCGTTGGGAATGATATTCGTTCTGTCCTCATTCCACATATATCCGTAGGGGAGCTTGCGCCAGCGGAATTCTCCGTTTTCCATCTGTATGCGCAATGCCGTAAACACCTTGCGGGATATGTCCTTTGAATAGAGATCATTTATAAGATTTTGCAGCGGGATCATCAAGGATTCGTTTGAACCGTCTGTAGCAAAGCTGTCGAAGTTCTCCTTGATGGCTATAAACCGTACATCAAGCTGCGGAAATATACGCTCAATATAGGTTCCGGTCTCCACATAGTCGCGTCCGAAGCGGCTGAGATCACGGACTACCAGGCATTTTATCCTGCCGCAGCGTATGTCATCCATCAGGCGGTTGAACGCCGGTCTGTCGAAGACCGTACCCGTTCGCCCGTTGTCCGAATAGGTCTCAATCAGCTCCAGATGCGGACAGGACCTTACATACTCCTCGCAGACTGCGATCTGATTTTCAAGAGCCGCACCCTCATCATCTTTGCCGCTGTTCTCAACGGACAGCCGTGCGTAAATAGCCGTAGGAAAGACCTGCGACGGCGATACCGCCTGTATGGGTTTCTCTGTTATCTTTTTTCTGCTGGTTCGCGCCATTTTTATCCTCCTCCTTTACATCGCGGCGCTGCGCTCATCATAGAAGCTGTCCGCATACTCTTTGGCGTGTTGGTACTCATCACGGTATTTATAGATTATTTCGATCACATGATTTTCATGGATGACAATCTTATCCACCAATGCCATGAGTACACGGCGGTTCAGTTCGTCGATGTTTTCATACTCCCTGAAAAGAGTGACCCAATTCCGCTCCGTGATGCCGTTTGCCAGCGTATCCTTGTATTCCCGGCGCACACGGCTCAAAGCCTCTTTCTTTTGTGCAATCGCCTTGGTGTAGCTTTCCCGGAACTCGGAATACTCTGCCTTATCTATGATGCCGTCTGCCAAATCCTCATAGAGCCGGAGCTTCAGCCTTTGGCAGCGTTCTATTTCTTCCTCAAGCTTTGCAATCTGCGCTTCGTGGGTGAGGGTTTTCCTGTCCATTGACGGGAGACGATCTATATATTCCAGTGCTTTTTCAAGCTCCAGCACAATTTCAATCTGATCGTGAATGGCGTGAAACACGGCTTTTGTAAGCTTCGCTTCACTGATGCTGTGGGTGGTGCAACCGCCGGTCTTGGAGGCGGCGCATACATAGTAGACGTACTTTTTCTTTGCGGAAGGGACGGTCTTTCGCACCATGGACTGCCCGCAGTCGCCGCAAAACAGAAAGCCGGAGAACAGACCCGCGTTTTCCGGATCGCCGCAGGCGCGGCGGTCACGCGCAAGCATGGTCTGAACGGCAGAAAAATCACTGTGGGAAATCAGGGGCTCATGCGCGTCCTCAACGACGATCCATTCCGATGGGTCTTTTTTCATGAGCTTTCTCACCTTGTAGTTGGGTGTGCCTGTTTTTCCCTGTACCAAATCCCCGATATACACCTGCGCGGTTAGAATCCGCCTGACGGCAAGATAAGACCACCTGGCTGTTTCATAGGCTTTGAATACGCTCTCAAAATTGCTTCCCTGAGAACGCTTGTACTCCATCGGGGAGAGAACGCCCATGCTGTTGAGCCTGTCCGCGATAGCGCCGATGCTGACGCCATCCTTGTACATGGTAAAGATAAAGCGCACGATTTCCCCCGCATACTCGTCCACCACAAGCTGATTTCGGTTGTTCTCGTCCTTGCGATAGCCGTATGGCGTAAAGGCTCCCACATATTCGCCCTTGCGCCGCTTTACATCCAGGCTGCTGCGAATTTTGACGGAAATGTCTTTACAGTAGGTGTCGTTAATGAGGTTCTTGAACGGTACAATAAAGGAATCCGATTGCAGGTTGCCGTTGGCGTTATCGTAAGAATCGTTGATGGCAATAAAGCGGATATTGAGCTGCGGAAATATCTTTTCGAGATACCGCCCGGCTTCGATGTAGTTTCGTGAGAACCGGCTCAGATCACGGCAGACGATACAATCAATCTTTCCGTCACGAATCGCCTGTTCCATACGCCGGAACTCCGGGCGGTCGAAGCTGACGCCGCTCTGCCCGTCGTCAGCAAAGGTATCCACCAGCTCCAGCTCGCTGTGCTGCTCAATGTATTCGCGGCAGAACAGCTTTTGGCTGATGATGGAGTTGCTCTCGGCTTTGTCTCCGTCGTCGCGGGACAGCCGGGCATAAATAGCGGTTCTGTACACCTTCTTAGTCATTTGGGTTCACCTCGTCTTTCACGTAAATTGTATGCATCACCTCTTTTCTTCGCAATGATGTCGCCGGTCATAGTCCGGCAAGGTAAGCCTTACAGCAATCGGTGATGGAAATGTCGGTATCGGAAAAACGGGAGACCACGACCACATCACCGTCAAGATAGCAATAGGGGTCGATCTGACGCATCAGCTCCGCCATACGTTCATGACGCGGGGCGTCTTTGGGAATTTTCACGCTGCTTCGCTGCTTGAGCGCCGATCTGTCAATATTTCGTATATTTGTTTCAGGTCGAAGCATAGATACCTCTCTTTCTGCTTAGTAAAAGGGCAGGAGGGTGATAGCCGCTCCTGCCCGTCTGTGCGATTCTCCCCTTAAAACTTCATGGGAAGAATATCGTGTTTGCGCCTGCCGTTGTAGATGCGGTAGAAGATATTGATGTAGCGCTTCACGCCGCGCAGTTCCTTTTCCGCCTTGCCTGCCGCATAAACGAGATTGGGCTCATAGCTGCGGAGGCTGTAGATCAGGCGGTTTTGGTCATATTCGCCGCGATAGAGCTCCACGAAGTGGACAATGCCCTGAATGATCTCCGCTCTCAGGGAATCGGGATCGCCGTCCCACGCTTCCAGCAGGATGGTCAGCGCTTCCTTGTAAATCTCCGCGCCGACGCGCTTGAACTCCGCAAAGGCGGTATTGATGCAGATGATGCGCCCGACGCCTCCGCCGCGCTCAAAGCCCACATGAAAGCCTGCGGCCTCGGTCGCTTCGTAAAACTCGCCCGATGCCTTGTCCTCGCCGTGAAGATTGGCACGGAGCTTCGCGCTGGGCGTCAGAGCCGCGGAATAGCCGGTCTGCATGGCGAACAGCAGAGCTTCATCTTGTTCTGTCATGCCATAGTACACTTTGCAGAGGATCAGCAGGTCGGCATTGCCGTTCATGTGCTTGCGCGCCACAATAGTATGCTGTCCGTCAAACACATAATAGTGACCGTCACGAAAGCTGACCTTCGGCTCGTTGGCGATACGCTCGTCAAATCCGGCTACGATCTTTGCCACACGCTCAGTGTTCAGCTTGCGCTGGTACGCATCGGGAATCTCCAGATCCCGGCTGTTGACTTTCATCAGCTTGTAGAGTGTCTTAATACTGTTCATTGTCTGTTTCTCCCTCCAATTTGAGAATGTATTGTTTAGGCTCCTGCATGATTTCAATGACTTGAGCCTTGTAGTCAGGCTTTGACAATAAGCCGGGGAAATTGTCAAAAAGTACATCGCAGGTTTCCACCATGTTCTTCGCTGTGTAGCTCAGGCTTTCCAATGCCGAATCCTCTGTGACGCGCTTGGCGGCCTTCATATCCTCGTAGCTTTTGTCGATAGTCGCATAAGCCTCTTGCTGGCGCTTTGTACCGCTCCGCGCAGACTTCTTATCGGTTTTGGGTTTCTTTTCAGGGATTGCCCTGAGCTGTTCCGCCTTTTCCCGGCGTTCCTCCGGAGAAGCACGGGCAATAGCCGCAACATCAGCCTCCTTTGGTTTATATTTGCCAAGGAGCAGGTCATTTTTGATGCCGGGAAGGACTTCTTCAGCCGCATCTACGCCTTTTGCGTAATATCCAGCTCTCTGTACATAACCTTCGCTGGTGTGTGTTTCATCGGCTATTCTCTTTCTTGTAGTTGTGAAATCTGGTACATGATCAAATTGGTCAGGTACCAGATTTGTATGTTGATTACCTCGAAATCCATCAGATGCACCGTTTGAACATTTTTCAGCCTCATACCGTTGCCCGACCAGATATTTCTTCTGCTGTGGAGTGAGGTTTCTCCGGCCGAGCTGGTTCTTGCAAATCCAGGAAAGCGCTTCATATTTACTATTGAAGTTCTTTTCATGGACGCGGAACTCAATGCCCGGATGCTCCTGTGCGATACGGTAGCGGTTATGCCCGTCCACAATCGTGTTGTTCCATACAATGAGGGGCATGAGTACAAGCCCTTCCTCCAGAATGTTTTCTTCGAGCTGCGAAAGCTCGTCCTCAGTCAGCGGCGGGCATTTCGCCTCAAACTCCGGATCAATGGTCAATACAGGATTCATCATGGAGCCTCCATTTCTTCGGGGACATATAAGCCGAGCGCCGCTTCAATGGCTTCTCCGATCTCGTCCATCTGCTGTCGGGACATTCTTCCCATATATTTCTGTACGCGCCGCTTGTCGATGGTCTTGATCTGCTCCAAAAGCACAATGCCCGGAACCTCCAGACCGTGAATGTATTCCGCGTAGTAATGGGTGGGCAGCGACCTCTTTTTGTTGCCTTTGGAAGTGATAGGCGCGATGATGAGCGTGGGGCAGTAGAAGTTGCCGGTGTTGTTTTGCAAGACAACCACTGGACGTGTCCCGCCTTGCTCCGAGCCTATGAAGGGATCGAGGTTGGCAAGGTACACATCGCCTCTGCGGTAAATCCAGTCTTCTCTCATGCGAAGCCTCCGTTCTTCTCGTTCAATATTTCGTAAAGCCAGATAAGCGGTCATATCGAGATACCGCTCACTGTTGTATCTGTCCTGGTAGTTCATTTTGCGATCTCCTGTCTATCTGAATAGTTTGTTATTTCGGGTATGTACGGCTCTCTATTTGTCCTCGACGCCCCGAGAGCCAGGGAGAACATCAGGCGGCGGTGTGCTGCACCGCTCCATAGGACTCTAACCTCCCCGCCTTCATTGTGGCCGGGCCGCGAATTACGGAAGTATCATTAACCCTGTGTCAGTCATGGCCGAGCCGGGAGCAATCCGGCTCTCGCAGGATTCGGATTTATCGCTCGCTCTGAAACAGAGGTCGTGGCGCTCCGCCTGCCGTGGCTCGTGAACAACAGGAACGTACCTGATGCCTGGATATTCAGTTTTCAAAGTGCCCTGAGCTGTGTAGCTCTGAGAAAACCGAATCTCCATATCCCTTGCGGTGAGATTGTCCTCTCACTTTTCAATGGACATTTTTTTGATAAAAGTCAGGTATCACTCAAAAATTTTTTTGCTTTTTTTCGGATCAGCGCGATTGTGTCAAACACACACTGCTTGGTAACGCCGTGCTCAGCGGCATATGCAACCTGGCTTTTCCCTCCGATGAGGCATTCGTTAAAAACCGAAAGCTGGCTGGCTGTCAGCATCTTGCAGAAATCGTCTTTCAGGTCTTCCCAGAGAAGATTGCTTTCGATATTCTGCCGAGGATCGAGCAGCCACGCAGACTCGTCCACATCCTCCTCGTTGCGAATATAGTCGAGGCTCAGCACCGTTCCGAAGTTCTTCAGTTTTGCATATTCACGGCGCATCTGTTTTTCCTGACTGAGAAGCAGACGCATTACCTCAAGACTGATTTCCGTTTCTTCTCCGGTTGCCTTGATTCTGGCAAAATACCGTTTCTTTCCGTTGTCCATGACCGCCCAAAGGTCGTAGTCGAACTCGCGTAATGTTTTCATGTCGTAATCTCCTTTGAATTTTTGAATTTGGGTGAAAGTCAAAAATTCGGAGATTACGGGTATTTGGCGATATAGCAAAGCCAGCGGTATAACATAAAAGTCCTTTCCCGAGACAAGTCGGAAAAGGACTTTTAACGCTGTACAAAGTTCAATCGAGCGACAAAAAAAGCGCCGTCAAAGCAGACTGATACAGCAATGCTGTTCATCAATCTGACTTTGTACGGCGCTTGGCAGTCTCCTCAGACGAATCTGATTCTCTCCGCTTGCTCGATTAAAAGTAAGTTGGTGTATTCAGTTTATCGTTTTTGCCTCGTCTTTCTGGAAAACAGGAGACGGGCTGCCTGTCGGTTTTTCATTCTTCGGAAGTATCCCAGGTTCATGGGATATTCCACTTTGCATTTTCGGCAGTAGACCATTTTGTGACCCGCGGCATCGGAGAAAACCTTCTCCACAAGAAAGTCGCAGTACGGGCATCGGATTTCCCGGAGGGTCAGCGTTACGGTCTCTTTTCGGGATGCCGTCAGTTTACGGGATGCCTCTGCGGACAGCTTCCGCACATCAACAGTGATGTGTCTCATCTCAGCTCACCGTCCTGTCCTAAACCCATTTCCTCTGTGATGAACTCAGACAGAGGGCGGCGGTTCAGATGCCCCAGCTCACGCAGACGGATCAGGAATGCGGAAAAGGAAACGCCCATGGTGTTTGCCATCTGCTTGATCCTCAGCTTGTCCGTTGTTCTCATAACGCTGTCACCGAATACAGGGATGCCTCCGGCGCAGTCGTACATGGCAACGACATTGCGTACCATGAAACGTGGCATCAGGAGCGCCGCGCCCATCCGGTCGATCAGCGTTTCACGGAAGCTGAAAAGGTTTCTGAAATCCTCCGGGGTATAGGCTCGCTCGCCGTCAAACTCCCGGTGGAACGCGGCGGCGGAGACCGTCTTATCCATGAGATAGTGGGCGCACTCATGGCTG